AATATTAAAAATTAGTATATCTATTTTAAACCAATTGACGAGGTTATGTAGGGTGTATATCTATTTGATATCTATTTGCATTTTACTCCGTGTAATTCTTCTCAAAATTAAAAATAAAAAAAATTATTTTTTTGAATGCTTTCTTCTTTGAAAAGGATCGAAAAAAATAAAAAAAGTTTTTTGTGTTTTTAAAAATGAAAAAACATGGTGTTACTTCGCAGTTATCCTCGTCTTTTGGTTTGAAATTGTGTATACCCCTATATAAATGTGATGTCACCATATGATCACTTCAGTCGTAAAGGCTTCAGGATTTTTGCTGTTTATAGCTCGTCTCGCCTTAACATCCAATATGTTATAATCAGAAAATGTAGTTCGAACTAAATCTACACCCGCGTTACTCATGACGAATTTCGCACCACTCGTCTTTACCATTTCGAATAATTCTTCGTGGTCTTTTAGTCCAAATCCATCTTTCGTGTACCCCACAAAAGATGTTTTTGTTTCGGGTACATACGGTGGATCGAGATACATGAAATCCCCTGATTTCACTTGAGCTATAGCCTCTCTAAAATCACAGTGTTTGAACTCAACTCGCTGTAGATTTTTTGATATTTGTTCAAATTCGTCAAGTGATACGAAGTGTGGGGTCGTTTTGTAATGACCATACGGCACATTGAAACCATTGGAACCTTCTCTGAACATGCCTCTGAAACACGTCTTATTCATAAAAATGAACATGGCAGACCGGTCACCTATGTTTGAGTTATACAGGTGTCTGATCCAATAATAGTAACTCTCTTTCGATGTCACTGCTTCCTGTTCATTGGTAGGATTTCGATTATTTTCTGTACCGGTTATTCCATCGTACACACTCAAGAGTTTCGTGACTTTTTGGTGTAATTCCTTTGGTCTGGATTGTACGTCCTTGTATACATTTATGAGTGCTTCATTGAGGTCATACGCGTGTACTTTACCTCGAATATCACACTTCTCTAGAACAGCAAGTAAAACACTTCCTCCACCCACAAATATTTCGTGATAATCATTTATTTCTTTCGGAAAACTACCTAAGACTGAACCCAAAATTTGGGTTTTTCCACCAACCCACTTAAGGAAAGGTTTCATATTTATAGCAAGCTTTAAACTTTTAAGTGATGGAAGAGATACGAAAATATCACAATCACGAGAAGAGGGAACTCATAACACGCGTGTGTCGAGAAGGTGATGCCGTGTTAGATGTGGGATGCGGTTTCGGGGGAGACATAGGTAAGTTCAAACAGTGTGGTGTTAATTTAAGTGCATGCGAACCACTCGAAGATGCACTCGAGGAAGCTAAATCACGAGCTTCCAAAGTGTATAAAATGCGCATTAATTTTTACCTCGGGGATATCACGAGTGCACCAAATAGAAAATATGACGTCGTGTGTTATAATTTTTCGATTCACTATATTTTTCAGACCGAAGAATTGTTTATGCAAACCACAAAAGAAATAACCAAACGTATGAAACCGGGTGGCACACTCATGGGTATCATTCCCGATTCACAACAAATCATATTCAAAACACCCGTCACGTATGGAAAAGATACGTTTTTCTTGATGAAAGGTACGAGTCATGGCGCTTTTGGTGAGAAGTTATTCGTACAATTGGAAGACACTCCCTATTATAAAGACGGAGCAAAGACAGAACCCATAGCACATAGAGACTTATTCGTGACGCGTTTAGAAAAATTAGGATTTAGACTTAAGGCGTGGGAACCATTACATGGAAATCCTGTATCCGAACTCTACTCGAAATTTATCTTCGTATATAAGAGATGATACTTGCACTTATTCTCGTCATTGTAAATTTATACATACTTTTAAACATGAAAGAACCAGAGAATTTGCGCATAGTAAGAGAGCGATATCAAATTCTTCGAGAATACATACACAAATCCGATAATAATGAATTCAAGGAACTCTGTACAGAAATACCAATCACCGCGCATTACCGCGCCCAGGCTGGAAGCGTTGGTTACAATATAAACAAGGGTCGAGAGATAGGAATATGCATAGACGGCGAACCAAATGAAATCATGCACGTGTTGATACACGAATTGGCACATTGCACGGTCGATGAATATTCACATAGTGCGAAATTTTGGTCAAACTACGACAAAATTAAAAGCATGTGTGTTTCCATCGGTGTATACCAAGAGATACCAGAAAAGACCAAATTTTGCGGTAAGCACATCCAGGATAAATAATCTACGCGTATCATAAATGAAATCTGATATCATCAATTTGGTTTTACTTTGGGTCGTGACATTCTTAGCTTTGTATGCGCCACTTTTGACTGCAGATGCGAAACCAAAAGTTAGACAATGGGTAAACACAGTTTTATTGACTGTGGTGACCCCATTGTTCATTAACGTGATCGCTAGAGGCACAAGTGCGTTTTCAAAGTTTGGCGTTGATTACAGATACATAATCACTGCGTCGTTATCAACGTTCTTGCTTTTCGTCGCATATCTTCAAAACAAAAAACTCAAAAAGAGTATCACGGAATTCGGGGAGAATATTGAAAGCACGGGAATTACGCTCGGTCTTTTAATACCCACATTTATGATTGGGTTGGTGATCGCAAACACACAATTTGGTGGTGCGATGTATACATATTATTTTTAGGCATAACGCTTAAGCACATAGAAAATACCAGCCGCCACAGCACCGGTCGCCGCAAGTCCGACCATGCTTCGGTGTCCCTGTTCGTTCAAGAACTGGGGCACGTAATTGGCGAGCTTTTCCTGTACAGGCTTACTAATGGCAGCCGCAGTACACGCCGCGACGACGACGGCTTGCATCTGCTCATCAGTAAGGTTGAAGGGGTTTTTAGTTTGCATGGCAACTGGCTGCTGCTGCTGCTGTGGTTGCATCATCATGGGCTGTTGAACCATCATCTGCTGTTGCTGGACTCGTGGATCGGATTCCATCATTGGTGGTTCGAGTGGCATCTCTGGCTGACCCATGATGTCATGAATTGGCGTGGAGTCCATGGTCATTTCTTTATTTTGACTCACATTTTTTTCGGCTTGATTATTTTGCATGAATGATGTCGTCAATGGAACCATACCGTCATCGTTTTCAGAGAGATTCAAAGTTCGAACGTCGGTCGACATTTAATGTAGAATGATGTTTTTGAAATTGATGAGTGACGCATTCATTATTTTCGTTTGGTTATCGTGAGATGTGTTTTCTTTGTCGCTTTCTTTGCGTCAGCCTCCTGCTGTTCCAAGTATTTTGGATTGTATGTTTTCTTGTGCATGCTCCAGAGTTGTGGACTTCCCACCCTGAATCCAGTTCTGATCTTTGCCTTGTACCAGAATACACAATCCGTTATTTTATTACTTTTAACCGTATTGTCTAGTACAAGACACTCGTAGTTTTCCGTGCATTGATCCATGACTTTACAAAACATATCAAACGAAGGGAAAATACCAAAGAATGACTTATATAGTTTTTCTCTATTTTGTATAATGTTTTCCCTGAGAATAAATACATAATCCACATTTGCTCTAAGTGCGGGAGGAAGATCCATCACGTACTGCATCGTCAACATGAAGAAGATGTTAAAGTGACGACCGTTCATAAAACATTGGCGAATTCGTGTTTCTTTCAAAAACTTTGAATCGTACATACAATCGTCGAGTAGCATGAATGCCCCATTCGTTTTATTCTTCCCCCTGGTACCCACAAGCTTTCTTTGCCTGGTTAAAACACGATCTACCGCTTCACCGTCATAATCACCATATACACACACATCGGGTATAAAATTTCCGTAAAAGTGGTTACCTTCTTCTGTACCGGATAGAACGATACCCGCCGGTATATGTTTCTTGTAATACATGATGTCCTTTACTAGTGTTGATTTACCTGTGTTGCGCTTTCCGATGAATACACATATTCGGTCATCCTCCATACCCGCTGGGTTGAATTTTCGCAACTGAATGTTCATTCTAAAATACTGTATCGTTTTATTTCGCAAAATTTTACTCACAAATAGTAGGAATGTCGGGTCGTCTGTTACTCGCAGCCACTGGAATCCAGGACAGGTGGATCACCGAAGAACCACAGTATTCACACTTTCTTTCCAGATTTAGAAGACACACAAAGTTTGCTTTTGAACAAGTTGAAATTCCGATAGAACGTTTTAAGGAGTATGGTAATGAAATTTCCACTCGTGTACCCAACACAGCGGGTGACATGATTCGAGATTTGACACTTAACGTTGATTTACCACCACCCATACCCACGTCTGGTCAGGGTGATACATACGTCATTGCGACCGGAATCACAGATTTTACCTTATACGTCGACACCGTGGAGACGAGTGAACTCCCCGTATATCAAGGAATAGAATACGTGTTTAACAGTACGGAAGATTTTACCATATCTGGTGTGAGTGTAAAAGATTACACGAAAGAGAACTTGGGGGGTGGAAATTATAGAATTACTTTGAACATAGAGATCAATATCATAGGCACCTACGACAACGTTAGAATAACATCCGTGAGTGACCCAACAAAGTATATAATCCTAAAAGTCAAACAAATTCGTTGGAATACGTCCACGCCGACGAAAATGATTAAATACGCTGACCTACTCATCGGTGGACAGACGATTCAACGCATCACAGGTGAGTACATATACATGTACAATCAACTGTACTACACACAAAACGACGCAGACTTTACTCTCGTCGCCACAACGCTACATAACAGTTACCCTATTATTAACGACGCCACCTACTCGCAGTACACGGATTTCCAAAAATATAAAATACAGTTGCCATTTTACTTCAATAGACATCCCAGTTTAGCCATACCTACGTGTGGCCTCACCGTACAGGAAGTGGAAATAAAACTAAAGTTTAGACCTGTCGATGACCTCACGGTGGAATATGATATCAGTTCATCAACGTATAGCCCCACATCCATTGCGTGTGGCGTAGAACTTCGGAATGCAAGTTTATTCGTAAATTACGTGTATCTCACGGATACAGAAAAGGCATTCATAATGACTCGTCCCATTGAATACGTCATCACACAAACACAAGTCGCAGAAATACGCATGGACCCAGGTGTTTCCAAGCGTGCCGTCATGATTAATTTTAAACACCCCGTCAAAGAATTATTTTTCATAGCGACGAATGATGATACACAAGCACATGTACCCATCAAACACGTAAATTTGAAATTCAACAATAACACGGTGATAGACGCAGATAATCTTGAATTGTCCGCGGAACAGCCACTAAGACACCACACAAACTCTATCGATGAAAACTATGAGTTTGGTATATACAGTTTCTCACTCAAACCAGAAGTGTACTACCCCACGGGTCAAGTAAATATGAGTCGCGTGATACACAAACTTCTCGAGGTTGAACTTGATGAACCAAGTATATCGAGTGCACACACACTTCGCGTGTACGCATCAAACTACAATGTTTTACGTATAAATGGAGGCATTGCCGGTTTAAAATTTTAGGGTGTAATAATAGTAATGGCTGGTAGAGTCCAATTGGGTGCGACCGGTCCACAGGACAGATCGTTCACGGATGACCCAGAGTACACATATTTCATAAAAAATTTCAAAAAGCATGGTAATTTTTCAAGGTTTTATACAGATTTAGATTTAGAAGGTCGTGTTGAATTTGATGAAGAAATCCGATGTACTATACCACAAAATCAAGGTGACCTTCTCAAGGGTGTGAGTTTAAAACTCACACTCGGTGGAATCGATCAAAATTTAGTGAGTGGGTACGATCATATTACATATTGTGAAACGATAGCTCAATCCATGATAGAATACGCAGATTTATACATAGGAGGAACCCTCATACAAAGGATTACGACTGATATGTTAGCCATACATTCTGAATTGTTTGTCACACAATCTAAACAGACGTGTCTTACAAAACTTATAGGTAAACCATATCAGATTTTTTCTGTCGCCGATGACAGATACAAAGTAATCCGAGATGAACTCGTCACAAAGTCTAAATCGGATGCTTCGTATATTGTAAATATCCCTTTTTACTTTCACGAATACCCAGAGCTCGCTATACCATTGTATGCGATCACAAAACAGGAAATAGAAATCGTGATTAAATTACGAAAGGCCGAGGAATGTATATTCGCTGTGAATGACACGTCAGACCTTATAAGTGAGTCGTATTACATAGGTGAAAATCCAACTGGTCTCATAAAAAGCGCCAAACTTAATTTGGAGATGATATCACTCGAAAATAAGCCTAAATTGGGACGCATTGATTATATCATCACGCAGACACAATTAAATAGATTTACACTCAATAGCGCAGATGCTAAATATAACGATTTACTAAAAGCTGACGAATTCGAGGTGCGCACGGATTTCAAAAATTCCGTTAAAGAATTATTCTTTGTCGTCAAAGACAAGTATGAAAATCGTACGAATATTATAAATGATTTTGCGACGCCACTTGAATATTCGTCAAATACAAATATAACGGGTGACGCTTCTACATTCACAAACTCAGAGCAACTTAAGTATCTTGAAATAACACTCGATGGTAGTGAGATACTCGATCACGTCACGGGTAACATGATACATCTCAGATCTATACAACCCGGTAAACATCACTCAAGAACACCTGTATACAGACGCTTTTACATGTATAGTTTTGCACTCGAACCAGAACGTTGGTATCCCACAGGACAACTCAATTTTTCACCCATAAAGAATCAAAATATCAAAGTTGGGTTGTTTAATTACGCAACGAACTTTGACAAAGAACTTAGAGTTTATGCACAAAGTTATAACATACTCCGTTTGGAGAACGGAACCGTGAAGTTATTATTTGATACATAATGAAAACAGGTTTTGATCTCACGGGCGATACAAACGCACAAATTGACCAGTACACACAGGCGATGTTTAATATCATCACACCTGTACTTGAAAAAGGTATGATTCTCGCATGCGAATATTCAAAAGCATGTGGAAGAACTGCAGTTCTCGTGAAAGATTTGGAATACTCGATGAAATATTGTGCGAGATATGAAGTTGGACAGAGAATGGGTTCATATTTCCCGGATTTGTACGATGACGACGATGATGCAAGCGACATCGAAGTCATAGATGAATCTGACATAGAGTTCACGAGATATAAAGGTGAAGATCCGGGTATGAATAAAATAAACGAAGCTTTTGATACTTGGGATTCATGGGTACCCACGAACCCGACAGAAGAACTTTTAAAAAATGCTATTGATAGTAATGGACAATGATGATACTCCAGAAGGATGGACTGAATCAGAGTATAAGGAGTTCAAAGTAGATGATGGATCCGATTCTGATTCTGATTCCGATTCCGATTCCGATTATGAGCGGGATGACATGAAGGGATACCAGAAGAAAGAGTACAAGAAAATTCTTGTCGTAGAAGATTTACTTCCGGAATAATTTTTTCTATGAGTAATATATAAAATGTCTACCGCCGCTGAAACTGTTACGCTCATCAGCCAAGAACTCGAATCTCAGTCCTTGAACGCCGTCGTGGCTGGCTTCTCTTTCGCCGCGGCGTTGTCGTGGATGGACCTCGTCCGTTGGTTGGTCAACCAAGTCGTCAAGGTCAACAAGAACGGTGGCATGAACTACACGCTCACTGCTCTTTTCACCACGTTGTTGTCCATCGTGGTGTACCTTGGTGTCTCCCGTGTGTCGACTCGCGTCCAAAAGCCTGCGCAACCACTCTACGCGGTCACCCGCTAAGATTGCTTCTTGGTCATCATCAACATCACGACACCCGCCAATACTATCAGAAATATGGATACAAACGCATCCCATCTCTGTACATCCTCAAATTCGGGGATGTCCACAGGTGGCGGAAGAGACACATCTCTTTCAATTTTAGGTACATTTTCAAGCTTATCCGTCGAACAGGTGATCGCGAGTTTAAGGACGTGATTTGCATTTCTGAAATCATAAGGTATGAGACGACCTTTACTACTGTAATAAAATTGCACTCGTATACTCGATATGGTTTTTTGTGTACCGGAATCAAAATTGTGTTCGACTGCATCCTCGGAACCAGAGTGGTTTATCACGTCTCCACACGCGAGTATTCGACCAGTATAAAAGGGTGTATCTGCGTATACAGTCTGATTAAACTCGTCAGAACCACTACTTAATTTAAGTATGAACGAATCAACACCTTGAAGATTTATACTCCCCGTCGTAAGACTGTTATTTGTTGAGTGAACATTATCTGACGAAAACCCAAGAACATCGTGTGGTGTTGTGTATGTATTTGAAGATGTGTACCCGTGTATACCCCCGTAAAATGCAAACGTAAAATCGTTCGTTGCATTTGAAAACACTATATCGTTTGTGTATGTTTTGTACGTTGCAGAATCAAGTATGTCAGAAACCTGTATGATGTTAGACACAAGTTCATCACCATCGTAATTTCCATTTGGTATGCTGATAGTTTCGGTGTACGACGCCGTGTTAATAGTGAACGTATTATTGCGTTCGTGTATGAGTAATTGACTGTTATGAATTCGAGCCGATGTGAGTGTTATCTTAGACACATCGTAAATGGGATTCTTAAGATGTATCACATAATCACCTGGATCCGGGTACAATATTGGGTCTCTATCACCACTATCTATGTCTAAGGTATGGACCTTCATTAAAATATATGGACAATATTTTAATGAGTGTTTTAATCTATAATTTACTATTTTTAGCACAAATGGTGTGCGTACGGGTTGTTCAATAATTGGCGTTTCGCAATGCCGAGTCCCGCCTGAGAAGCGTGTGGATTTTGGTTACCCTTATACACATTGAGGTCGTGGTACGACGAATTCTTATATTGTTGTGTCCACCCAGCACCCATTGGGTTCACACGACCATCCACACGTGTGGTATCCGAACGCGCAGAGGTAAGCATACCACCTTGGTTGAGTGCATTCGCACGAACATTCATACGACCTGGATTCGCGGCACGGTTCGCCTTACCACGACGTTCGTCGGGTCGGAAACCATACTTTTGTAATTCTTCGGTCGTATAAGAGCCTCTTTGACCAATCGCAATTTCCGGGGACTCGAGATACCCGTGTGCGTAGCTATGAATACCTGGTTGTGGCTGATTCCTGTACTGGTACTGTTCGATGTTACCATCTTTTTTGTTTCTAGTTGGATCCTGGGACACCGTGTTCGCGGAAATGAATCTCTTCGCGGGAGCCACATTGAGCGTGTCTGTTCTGAGACCAGTTTCGGCGCGGTTAGTGGTACGCTTTGTTCGTTCATGTTCACCCCGTGGAGTTCGACCTGAAAATCCTTGTGAACGCCCGAGTGTCATTGGAAGACGCTCTGGAAGATACGATGTTTTCTCTGGTCTGTTATGCGAGACTTTACCCACTATACCACGGCGACCACCTCTAGTGTCTTGCGCTGGACCACTTCTACCTGGAAGTGTCGTGAGCTTGTAAGCACCGACATTTTCTGGATTCACACGTAAGAGTTGTTGGAAACCACCATACGACGCAACGGATGGGTCTACACCCAAACCTGGACCGACGAGACGCTTCTCTACGGGGGATACATTGTTCATTCGGTTGTAATCATTCATTCGGTTTCGCATCTCAAGAACCTCGGCGCCACTCGTTCGCATTTGTGGTGCGATGTCACCAAAGTTAGAGGTGACCATTTTATTTATGTGTACGTTTTCGATGGGTCGTTCCTTCACGAGTTCAACCTTTGGTGGCACTGGTAATTCCATCGCTTGTCGTTCTGAGGAGTACCTTTCCGTCGTAGGCTGACTCAATTTGCGTCCGGCGTATACAAGACCCGCGATAGCTGCGACAGATATGGGATCGGCCATTCTTATTTCTTATTGATATTTTTATTTAAGTATCTTTGGTTAAACATCCCATTTTGAATTTCGGAACGCGTACTCAATGGTTCATATGAAATGGTTCGAAGTGGCAATTTACATTCCATGTTTTGGAGTGGAAACAAGTTTTGTTCATAGGTTCTCGCGAGAACCTTGTTGAAGCGGGACGTCGATTGTGGGCGAAGTTCGTCACTCGTCTCGATGTACTCAGCTGGAGCACCCTTACCCGCCATAAATGGTGCAGTACCATACAACATGGTGTTTGGTCGTTGCGAACCATAATTAAGAGTACTGGGCTGGGGGTACACGAATACTTCTTCAGTCGCGCAGTTCACTGGAACAGCGGGGTTCTGGACTATTTTAAGACCTGGCTGCAATTGGTAAGCCATTTTACTATTACAAAAGATTTATTTACCGCCTATCACCGTTTGGCTGAAGTCCAGCGAACGCCTCGAGTTGTATACCTCGTGCATTTGGATCACACATACTTCCATCTGATTTGCACATGGGTGCACCTTTCTTACCATAGAGCCATTCAGCAAATCCCGTCTGGTCACTACCGACCGTCGTTACTGGTACACTCACGAATTGTCGAGACAATGCATTTTGTTGGTATTTGGGGAGAGTGGAACGAGATCGTGCTGGTCCAAATGGGGTTTCTCCCACGACAAACGCATCCGCCTCGGTGCGAACACTTGGATACGAACACGCTTGGTTACGATTTGGATCATCACCTATGAGTACATTTGCCATTGGGTTATCACGGGTTGGTCGCTGGCATGCATCTCCTATATTTTCATAATATTCAACACCTCGTGATACACCTTCCTTAACCATACCGGCTCTTTCCATTACATAAAGAACACCCAATGCGGTCGCGGCGAGTACAAATATACGAACGTCACGCTTAATAAGATAGTGTATCGACGCTGCATATATGATGAATCGCGAACCGGCGTTTACACGGTCTGCTGAGGATTGAATATTTGTAGGCCAAAATTCGAGAACCTTCTTATCATCAACGAGTTGTTTTGGGTCTTGAAACCAAGAGCTCATTTAATATATATTAGTTTTATTTTTTCAACATACCACCTAGCATACCCTGCATGGTTTTCATGAGAGCAGCTTCGTCAATACCACCACCATCACCATCCAATTTGTCCGCGCATTCCTTCGCAACCTTTTCAATCATAGAGAGTGTGTCTGCTGGGATCGAGCTAATAGTCGTGCCGAGCATGTATAGTGTTTGCACATATTGCCAAATGGCATCTTTTGTTTGTGTGGAGACAGACGCCCACTTTTCTTCGAGCTTCACGTCCTTCAAAAACTCGAGGTTCTTTGCCTCGTTGATGAAAAACGTGTCATCCTTTGCCGAAATCTTATCCGCGAATGGCGTAACACTGCTCATAAATCCGTCGATCACGAGACGTGGGTTAGACGTTCGCATGATTTCGAACCCGGACATACACTTTTTGATACCCTTTTCTTCTGGAAACGTCTTGTGAAGTTCCGCAAGAAATTGGCCCATCATATCATTGAAAGCAGTCACAGACGTCATGTTTACTGTGATAGATAACACTGTTATCTTTAAGCAAATGGTTCAGTAGATATGGATTCCTTACCTCCTATTCCGTTAGATACAATAAAAAATACGAGAATCGCGTTTAAGAATGCTGGTTTAGAATAAGCACTTGTGGGGAGATTACCCTCGTTGTTAAGTTTTGCTTTCGCGTGGATATATCCAGCAGTGATGATACCAGCGACGATCGCCGCCCAAGCTGGATCTCTGAGATAATCTTCAAACTCCATTTAACTATAGCCAACTTTTTTTACGGGAGCATCTGATGCGTCTGGAAACAACACGGGCTCTTCGTCCTCTTCTTCCTCCATCATTTGTTGTGGAACACCTTCACTCGTGTTGACTGTTTTAAATTCATTATCAAATGGCGAAGACTCTTGTTCTGGAGGCTGCATCTCAGCCATGGGTTCTTCCATTGATCCACCTTCAGCGAGTTCTGGTTCTGGATGTGTTTCTGATTCTGGTTCCGGTGGATATTCGTCGACGAATTCTGGGTCTTCGGTGTCTTCGTCTGCTTCTCCGCCTACATCTATGTCTTCCTTTTCGTTGTTCATGTAGGTTTGGAGAATTTGTTGAACTGGGATGAGTTCTCGCACGGACGCTTCGATTACCATCGTAAAACGGTCGAATAGTTTATCATTTCTCGCGTGTTCGTTTTGACTCTCACTGAAAATGTATGGGTCTTTGTATAAGTCTTTCGCGACGTTGTTATAACACGTCTGAATGAACACTTCATTCGATGGTAGTTTCAAAGATATCTTCTTATTGTCTTTACCGAGACGCACCGAAGAGAGAATCTTAACACAACTCACGAATACCGCGGCGAGCAAATCGTTAAACCACGCGCACCTGTTTGCGATATTATCCGTGTGCTGCTTCGACATGGCATCCGACCAATTGGGTACTTCTTTCAAAAGTTTTTGAAACATGATGAGTACTTTACGACCATTAGACATGGTGTATGACTCTTCATACAATTTATCAAACGTCTCGATCATAACTGGACACATCAAATGGCACAATTGCCCAATGTACTCGCGCTTCGCTTCTGTGAGTACACTCAAGTTATCCATTTATGATAGAGTGAAATTTTTTTACTAGCCTTTTCCCGCATCCCCCCTGTATTTATTAGCCACCTTCTTCAAATTAACGAAAGATGGAAAGTCTCCAAACTCTTCCGTGTGTTCTCGTTCTTTTGGTTTTGTTTTCTTTTTATTTGACCACGTAATGTATATTTCGTGGTCGCCCACAAACTTCGTTTGAAACCCACCGAGATCGAGCTGACGTTTTATGTAATGCGCTGCTTTGAGCCTGTCAAACGCTGGGTACCCAACTACAAAAGACGGAATCGTGACGAATAAATATTTATTACCAAATGTAACAGTTTGTCGTATCTTTTTAGATACCTGTTCGTATATATTCATGTATGTCTCTTTGCGTAATTTGTTACGCTTGTCAGTTATTTTATTTATTTCATCTACACTGATCATTAAATTACACGAATTAATTATTTTCGAGGATATTTGGGCGCCCGTACATTTCGTCGGCGGATGGTAACTTCTTCTCGATGAGTGAAGTATTCTTCACGTAGTGCAATTCGTGCTGTATCACATCGTCATACTTTTGGAATTCCTTGATGTCGACATCTGAGGTGAACATCTTTGTATCCGTAGGCTTTTCTGTATCGAGAGGCTGTGTACGAAGCGAAATGACGACTATCACTGGATTTGTCTCACTCACATCTTTCATATATTTAGCGATGATGAGCTTCGTGGTATCGACTTTACCCGTCCCTTCGTCGATGAATTCCACGGGGACGTCTATGAAAGCATTGTTGATCTCACTTTGAGAAATACCCATCGTACGGAGGGTGGCTTGCATGTTGATATCGTTCCAGTTGACACGGTCTGGATCATTCATTATTCGAACATCCGACGACACAGCGAATGCGTATGGGAACCCACCGTGTTTCAAAACCATAAATCGACACCTGTATACTTCATCACCGGTATTCTCGTGTTTGTACTTGCGAACTTCGTGTGTGTCTATGATGTAAGTACAGAGTCCCGTCAACTCTTGGATGCGCTTGTTCACGGCGAGTACGATTTGTTCCATCACCGTGTTGGAAACTTTTGCGTTTTCGAGACGTTTATATTGAGTGAGGTCTAGAACACCCTCATCTATGTCCGACGTCACTTCCTTCGTCGTAAACATCTCCGTCCTGGACATGAGATACAGAATAAGGAGGATGAGCAAAACCAACGGAAGCGTGTTCATTACTATATCTCACAAAAATTTTGAGATTGACCCAAAATTAAAAATAAAAAAAATTATTTTTTTGAATGCTTTCTTCTTTGAAAAGGATCGAAAAAAATAAAAAAAGTTTTTTGTGTTTTTAAAAATGAAAAAACATGGTGTTACTTCGCAGTCATCCTCGTCTTTTGGTTTGAAATCCTGTATATTTAGTTAAAGATTATACACGTGTATACACGAAATGAGCGAAGAAGACGTACTCGAGCGCCTCGAGTATGCCATTGAATCAAGAAAGAAGACCATTAAGAAACCAAAAGACATTTTTGATGCAAAAGCACTCGTAGCGCTTTACGATCAACTTCCTAAAACGAAACAGAAATATTACGATGACCTCATGAAAAAGGCAACGGAGATTGTCGAAGGTCTCGATGAGGTGATGCGTGTATTCGTCGCCGAAGTGTTACGCGAAGATGGATACATAGCCCCGATTGAATGCGACAACGACATAATCTGTAATTATTGTGATATAGCGCGCGACGAAATGTGTACTGATGAGTGTACGTGTGATGTAGAACGCCTTGAGATATTTGCGGATGCGATAGGTGCTCACATATAAACCTTCTTTACCCAATCCCGATCCGCCTTGAAAAGTTTAGAGAGTTTTGGATCTGTACGCTTAAACAGTATCATCAGTACATTAAGTCGACGAAACAGTCCAAGAGGGGGTTCACCTGCGCGTATCACCTTACCAAGCGCGCGGTGTCGAGCGAGTTCTGATTTATCGCGGACGTCATGGTATCCGTGCTCTGTCAATTTACCATTGGAACGTATAGGTATTTTCATTTTATGTATGCCAAGAATATTTTATCGACTGCGCTCGTTTAGACACAAATTTTTACCCGTATATTTAAAATGTCCTTGTTGATATACAGCCCAAAGTGTAGTCATAGCATTGACCTCATTGACTACATCAAGCGACAGCCACAACTCGCGCAGCTCGTGAGTTATCACAATGTGAACATCAAGGGCATCCCACCGCAGTACGCACATAAAATTACACGTGTTCCAACCATGCTCACGAAGAATGGTAAGTTTTTGGTTGGAAACGAAATTAAAAATTGGCTCGAATCTCTCCTACCGAACCAAGACATCGGAATGTGTGGTTTCGGTGGATGTTCTATGACAACACTTGATGGTGAATCCAACTCTGATATATTCGGACTCGATGATTACGGACGCACTCTCCAACCACCCATGACGCCCGAACTCGAGGAAAAGATCAATCGCGATGTAAGTCAAACATACAATAATAACATAAAGAATTAACACATGTTTCATCCATGATGAAACTTACGACTATACAGGCGAGTGCCATCAAATCTACATTTGAGGTACTTAAGGATATACTTAATGATGTCAACATTTACTTCAAGCCAGATGGAGTATACATCACTACTCTAGATACAGCTCGCACTTCACTCGTAGACATGTTCCTATCCGCGGATAATTTCGAAGAATATTCATGTGATACCGAGATAGTAGCTGGTATAAATGTCACGAACACATTCAAGCTTTTGAAGTCAATCACGAATAACGATGTATTGATGATGTCTATCGAATGTCGCGAATTTATGAACATTGAGATACACAATGATACTAAAAAGACATGCACTAAATTTGCTCTTAAACTTCTTGATATCAATGAAAATCAAATCGAAGTTCCAGCGATGAACATGACGACCGTGACTCCGATGCCATCTGTTGATTTTCAGAGAATTTGCAGGGATATGTACAATATAGGCACTGATATAGAAATCACACGGAATGGTCACTTGTTTAGTCTTAATTGTGAAGGTGATTTCGCGAATCAAAAAACCGAGATTCAATGTACTGAAGAGAGTCCCCTAATTTCGGGTATGTATTCTCTTCGGTACATGAACATTTTTACGAAGGCGACGAGTATGTGTTCGAATGTACAAATCATGCAAGAAGAATTAAATCGATTTTTGATTCTCAAGTATAACGTAGCAAATTTGGGTGACCTCAAATTTTATCTCGCGACTAAAGAACAAATAGATCAGTAACGTAATCATGTACTGTACTTACTGATTTCACTTTACCTAAAACATTCGTGAGTTTTATAGTGGGATACATAGTCTTTAGTGTATCAATATCGTAATATAACATATCACTTATCTTTACATTTTCTCGGTGGAAATCACCTCTCGGACCCGCGTAGCGTTTAATCTTTCCTAATACGTCCTTCGCTGGTTTATCATCAATATCCATGAGATAGGCGGAAGTGAGCGGCATGTTAAACACAACGTGTTTTTCCTGTGGAGGTGGCCACTCATGTTTCGTATTATATGTTAAATACTTGTACAATTTATCATTGTACCAGTATTTGATTCTGATGATTGTCTTTATGACGTTCTCTGGTGTATCCTCTGATGTATAATCCATGTCCTTAGACTCGACATAGTGTTCATCAAAAAGACCATCCCATTTATCACTTTCATTCTTCCAAAATGGGCCATTGATTGAATATTTTTTATCATTATTAGTAAAATATTCCATAGATGCGTGTTCTATTTTATGGTTTGGGATGGACACAAAATTTTTATACGTGTCGTATATCCATATAATTACACTGGTTAAAAGATTGCGTAGCATTCTAACTAATTATATGGAGGGAAATTTTTTGAGTAGATATAACAACAAATTACATGCATGGAAAGACTCGATTGACGACGATCCCACGAATCGGTCTGTGTATGAACAAGACATGTCAGACTATATCATTAAATGTATGCCATATATGCGTCGATATACAGATGATATAGACAGTGAAGTGAGTACTGATAATGTCTTTAACTGTAAAGTGACATCCGGTCTCAAACGAAAGGATATATTCAATGAATATCTCGCCGACGTTGAAAACTTAAATGTTGACAAAAAATTTATAAAAAAACATGACGAGTGTCCTACATGTACCAATAGTAATATATTTCATTTTGCTGATACAAGTGAACTCGTTTGTGATGGATGTGGAGCTGTTTTGGCCTGTCTGATAAGTGAAGAACTAACATACAGAGAGGAACAGGAGACATCTGAAAAAATTGTAAATTATTCGTACAAGAGAGAAAATCACTTTAATGAATGGTTGTCACAATTTCAAGCACAAGAGATGACGAACATACCACAGGAAGTCATGGATCAACTGAGAAATGAATTGAAAAAGTTGAAAATCAAATCACTCGAGGAGATCACACATGCGCGTGTAAGAAGTCTTCTTAAGAAACTCAAGATGAATAAATACTATGAGCACGTACCATACATCACAAACATATTGAGCGGTGTAAAACCCCCTAATATGCCACAAAAATTAGAAGAACGACTGCGTATTATGTTTAAAGACATACAGAAACCTTTTGATGATAACTGTCCATCGAATCGTAGGAATTTCCTTTCATATAGCTATGTATTGTATAAATTCTGTGAACTCTTGAGTGAAGATTCCTATCTCCAATATTTTCCACTACTCAAGAGCAAAGAGAAACTCTATCAACAAGATGTCATATGGAAAAAGATATGTCACGACTTACGTTGGGAGTTTATTCCGACAATTTAAAGAAATGACACCCTTTATCTACAATGAATAAATACGAAAAGTTTTGTA